CGCTATTGGATCAGAACAATCACTAACTCATTTAGATATAAGGAGGTTAATGAATGAGCACAATTAAAAGTTATATATATGTAGAAAATCACATACCAAAAGAAGTATGTGAAGCATTAATAGATGAATGCAACAAAGGTATATGGAAAAAACATAGTTGGAATAATTATGCATCGGGTGAAACATCGTCTGAACCTACAAAAGAATTAGATGTAATGAATTGCACCAAAGAACAACAAGCAAAGATAACACCTTATCTTGTTAAAGCATTAACTGAGTATCAAGAAAAGCATAGTGTGCCAGGGCAAAAGACTCAAGGACCATGGCTCAGTAAATTTAGTCCAATACGTTTTAACAGGTATCCAGTTGGCACTATGATGAGAGAACACTATGATCATATACACAGTATATTTGATGGTCAGATGAAAGGAGTGCCTTTAGTATCTATTGTAGCTAATCTAAATGAAGACTATGAAGGCTCTGAATTCTATTGCAGAGGAGAGAAAATTAAGTTAAAAACAGGTGATATACTATTGTTTCCATCTAATTTCATGTATCCTCATGAGGTTAAAGAAACAACAAAAGGTACCCGATACTCATTTGTAAGCTGGGCCTTTTAATATATAATGAGGTTATATGTTACAAAAGATAGGTTTTCAGCCAGGAATAAACAAACAAATTACAGCCACTGGAGCAGAGGGGCAGTGGATAGACTGTGATAACGTAAGATTTAGATATGGCACTCCTGAAAAAATAGGTGGTTGGCGGCAATTAGGAGATAGCGCGCTTACAGGAGCAGGGAGAGGTCTTCATCATTTTGTAAATAGTAAATCTAGAAAATATGCAATTATAGGAACAAACAGAATTTTATACGCGTACTCTGGTGGTATATTTTATGATATACATCCAATTAAATCTACAACTACTTTAACAAGTGCTTTTTCTACAACTAACGGGTCAGCTGTTGTTACAATAACTTTTAGTAGTTCTCACAACATAAATGAAAATGACATAATTTTATTAGATAATTTTTCATCTATCACTAATTCTAATTTTGCAGCCTCAGATTTTAATGATAAAAAATTTATGGTGACATCTGTGCCAACAAGTTCAACTATTACAATTACAATGCCATCAAACGAATCAGGGTCTGGTGCAACAACATCTGGTGGTATTAGAGTTCAACACTATTATCCTGTAGGTCCAGCTGTACAAGCAAAAGGTTTTGGTTGGTCGCTTGGATCATGGGGAGGAACAGCGACAGGAGTTGCAACAACAACTATAACATCTGGTATTAACAGTTCTACAACAACAGGAATTATTCTAACAGATGCCTCTTTGTTTCCAAGCACAGGAACTAGTTTTATAAAAATTAATGATGAAGAAATATCTTATACAGGTATTAGCGCAACTAATGAATTAACAGGTGTAACAAGAGAAGTAAGAGGAACAACAGCAGCTGCTCACAATGGTGGCGACACTGTAACAAATACAACAGACTTTGTAGCTTGGGGTGAAGCAGCATCAGGGGATTTAGTATTAGAACCAGGTATGTGGTCACTAGATAATTTTGGTGATAAAGCAATTTGTTTAATTCATGATAGTGCTGTGTTTGAATGGAACTCTGCTGCAGCAAATGCAGAAAGCACAAGAGCAAGTATTATATCTGGTGCACCAACTGCATCACGTCACATGTTAGTATCTACTCCAGATCGTCACTTAGTATTCTTTGGAACAGAAACAACTATCGGAGATGCTACAACACAAGATGATATGTTTATAAGATTTTCTGACCAAGAGGATATAAATACATATACACCCACAGCGACTAATACAGCAGGCACACAAAGACTAGCTGATGGATCACAGATCAGAGGAGCTATTAGAGGTCGTGATGCAATATACGTTTGGACAGATACTGCATTATTTACCCAAAGATTTATTGGTCCACCATTTACTTTTGGTTTCTCTCAAGTAGGAACTAACTGCGGACTCGTTGGACAAAACGCATGTGTAGAGGTAGATGGTTCTGCATATTGGATGTCAGAGAATGGTTTTTTTAGATACGCAGGTAAACTAGAATCACTTCGTTGTTTAGTAGAAGATTTTGTTTATAATGATATAAATTTAGATTCTGGTAATCAAATGGTATCAGCAGGTTTAAATAATTTATTTGGTGAAGTTATTTGGTTTTATCCAACTTCAGGATCTTCTGTTGTTAATAAACAAGTTACATATAATTATTTTGATTCCTCTCCACAAAGACCAGTTTGGACAGTAGGCACATTAGCTAGAACTATGTGGAAAGATTCTGCTGTTTTTGGAACACCACACGCAACAGAATACAGTGCTTCTGTTGATACATCTTTTGATGTAACAGGAAACACAGATGGTACGACAATATACTATGAACACGAAACAGGAACAGATCAAGTAAAAGGAGCCACTACAACAGCAATACTTGCTAACATATCCTCTGGAGATTTTGATATAAGTCAGAGAACAGCACAAGGAGGTTCAGGTGTTGCAGATCTTAGAGGAGATGGTGAGTTTTTAATGAAGATTAGAAGATTTATACCTGACTTTATATCTCAAACAGGTAACACACAAATTACATTACAGTTAAGAAATTTTCCAAATGATAGCTCAAGCAGTTCAGCTTTAGGGCCATTTACTGTAACATCTTCTACGCAAAAAGTAGATACACGTGCAAGAGCTAGAGCGATTGCATTAAAAGTAGCAAATACAACAACTAATCAAAGTTGGAAACTTGGAACTTTTAGGTTAGATATACAACCAGATGGTAGAAGATAACTGATGAAGAAGAAAAAATATTAATAGATAAAAATTTATATGGATCTTTAAAAGGTAAACCTAATAAAGGGCCTGCGGGACTTCCCAGTCTTCAAGGAGGAGATTTTGGATCTGAAGATGCTGGAACGGGAGATTCTGCTGGCGGGGGTGATAAAGGCAATACTGGTAAGGGTAGAGATCTTGATTTTCAACAAAGAGGTATGACAAAAGGAGATTATGCTATTGGTGGAGATAGAGGACAAAATTTTGGTGGGAGACAAAGTGTTTTAGATAAAGCAATTAGTTTTTATAATAAACTTCCAACCCCTTTAAATATAGTAAAAAACATAGCACAAAAATTTGGACCAATAGATAATTTAGATTTTTACAACGAAAAAGTTGTACCTGCAGGTAGAACTAATTTAGGTTTTGAAGATTATATGTCAGCTAGAATGGCTGGAACAATTGATGCCTATGGTAATCCTATTGATAGAACAGGTGGTGGAAGGCAAAATATTTTACAAACAGGTATAATGGGAGTGCAAGGAGTTATACCTACTGAAACAAAAAATCCTTTATCTAAATCTGCATCTTTAAAAGATTTAGATTTCAACTATGGAACGTTTAGCAACCCAGTAATGTATAGTGATTTATAATGGCAAAGATAGTACAAGTATTAACAAGACCTGCACCTGAGTATGATCTGTCGACAGCAGAGGCACAAGTTAGAGATCTTGATGCAATTGTGGAAAAACTTAATTCTACATTTCAAGAAGAATTAAAACAGGAGGTAGAAGCATTTAACTTCTTTTTAAATTAATGGCTAATAGTTTTATAAATAAAAAAGCAGATTTAACGACAACAGATCTTACCACATTATATACAGTTCCTAGTTTTAAGACAGCTGTTGTAAAATCATTGTTAGTATCCGAGGACGCCGGATCAGGGACTACAATAACGGTTACATTAGTAGATTCTAGTGGTGCTATATTTAGTTTGTTTAAAACAAAAACCATATCAGGTAATGCCACAACAGAACTTTTAACTAATCCTCTTGTAATGGAAGAGAGTGAGATACTTAAAGTGCAAGCTGCTGACGCTAACGAGCTGCACGTCATAGCTTCAATATTAGAAATACAGCCGAGAGAGGTAACAACGTAATGAAAATACTTAAACCAAAAAAGATTATAGAAGAGATAAGTAACCTTAAAACAGGTGAAAAATATAAGAATGATGAGGAATGGAAGGCTAAAGGTATACCTGAATCTGACATAAGGAGAGATGTTAGGGTGATAATGCCTTCTCTTGACTTGTTTGGAGAAACAAAATAGTATGATAGTTCGGGATATTCACGCCTGCAACAATCATCAAATTTGACAAAATTATGGCTATAACAAGAGGACAGATGCAAAGACAATTAAGAAGAGGTGGCGGAATAATGAATATTACGCCTAGAGAACAATTTG